TATCTGCTACACCTTCTCTTCCTGACATACAGTGAAAGAAAAATTCTTGTGGTGTTAATCCGTGAATAAAAGAGTTTCTGATAAAGCCTCTGGATTCGTATTCTCTTTCTTTAGGGAGTTTTCCAAAGGGATAATGTGGTAGTGTTCGTTTTCCGTGGCTGAGAGTTGGATTTACTCTTTTGCCTTCTAAATTTTGTTGTCCAAGAACACCTGTGATTTGTGAAATATTGAAGTAATCTCCTTTTGCTCCTGAAACTACTGTAACTAAGAAGTTATTATCTGGTTTCATAGCATCTTTGGCAATTTTCATTCCAATATCTTTGGCTTGAGATAACGCCGCTGTAACTCTTACTTCTCTAATTCCTTGATTCTGTGTAGTTTCTTCGATTCCTTCAGCTTTTGTATAACATTCTGTTAATTTATCTTTAATCGCTAATACACTTTGTTTAGAGGTTACCATACAGTCTTCTAAGCCTACCGAAAACCCATGTACAAGTAGCCAAGCATTTCCTAAAAACTGCATATTATCTATGAAATTGGCTGTGATTTTGGTCCCATATTCTTTGTTAAGAATTTGGATAATAGATCCGTGTGCACTGCCTAGAGTACTTTTATCTAGTGCGCCTTCGATAAAGACTCCTTCTCTGATTTTCACGACTTGTTCTTCTGTGTGAGCACCGTTCTTTTTCTCGTAGTTGAAATTTTCTGGTAAGATAAGGGATATTAAGCCTCGGCCGTTGAATACGTCGGGTTTTTTGCCGTTTTGTTTTAGGACGCGTTCGATGGCTTTTAATCTGATAGGTGTGAAAAGGGCTGATCCATCGTGACGCTCACCTTTCATAGAGATGTCGCTGAATTGTCCACGTGTGAGTGGGAAGTGTCTTCTTGTCATAAGAAAGGCAGCGACTAAAGAGTCCTGTGTAATAGTGATAATAGGTTTACTTTCCTGTGGAGTAATAATATTAAGAGCGGTTGCAGAAATCATGCGAAGTTCTGCTTCCGCTTCATAGGATTGGGGGGTATGTATATTCCTCGATACCCTAAGGTTTCCCGAAGGGGATAGACTATACCTTAAGCCTTCATTAGGGTTGTGACGACCCTTCAGACCGATGACCGTTAAGTACAAGATTTGTACAAGTCGTTGAACGCACTCCATAGGTCAGTCACATAAGACCGGTAAGAGTTCGTTGCGGATTTTCCAATTCTAGACGTTTTTACCTGACACGTCGAAACGTGTACTACCCTAGGTCATTACCCCGGCCACCTATACATTTCTATACAGGTTTGGTAGTCTAGATTCTCAGGAGTTTCCCGCAATTGAGTCATCTTGCCAAAATTGACTAGACAGTTATATCTTGGCGTAAGTTACATCGTTTATCCTAAAAGGTATCTTACGCAACCTTTTAGGCGACTGTCTGTTAGAAACTGAACATTAGTCCATCTCGTCTCCATCGAACATTGATACCCTAAAGTTTCCAATGGGGATTAGACTGTACCTTAAGCCTTCATAGAGAATTGCCAGTTCTCTCAGACCAACACCTTACCAGTCGTTGAAATGGAACCATAGTCTGGTGTAACATATAGTGACTTTAGGTTCTCATCTGCGGATTACCCATATATTCTCAGTATTTTTACCGTTGGGTACGGCTATTAACCGTGGTCCCTTTGCTTCTTTAAAAACAAAGGTGGTAACTGAGATTTTAGGGACTTCCCGCATCCAGGTGTTTCGCCTACTTTGTAGACTAGGGAGCTACAGACTTTTAATCCTCCCTGTTGCAGACGTCGATGTTATAACTTTTTTGGCGTTATTGTAAACTATAAATAGGATCAGACTTTGTTTCTTTTTTAAATCTTTCTATAAATTCTATTGCATCATTTCTACTTTGTTCAATATCTATTGTTCTACCTCCAAATGATATTCTTGCTAATGACTGAATTTTGTTGTTTTTCTTGCCGTAGAAAATAATCAAGTAAGTTTTGCTTTTACTAACAGCACTATCGTATATTTTTCCGGCAATTCTTGTTATGTCACTAATGGCAAGAACTTTATCAAGTTTTGACTGGTATTTATAGCAGTCATTCCCTTGAAAAGACTCTGATATTTCTACATTGTTTGTTAACTGTCGAGCAAAACTTTCACAATCTTCTTTGGAACCTTTGAAATAAACTCTGATATTATCTTTAGCACCCTTTTCTTTGACTATGATGCGAAGTTCATTATTTGTTTTGATTAATCGAATATTTTCTATATTGATAGACTTGAGCTTTTCGCGGATTAGATCATTTGAATATTTTGTTCTTTTTATTCCAAATCTAATACCAAAACATATATCTTTACATCTTTTTTCTCTTGTCTTATCAATATAATTGTGTCGTTTTATTTCAAAACCATAATGTTCCCCAAGTCTTTTCATTAGACGGGTGTATTTTTTTCCGATTTCTTCTATATTATATCCATTTGGATACAGAGATTGATATTTCTCCATATATTCAGCCTCTATTTGATTGATCCGTCCAATTTCTTCTTTGTATATTCTTTTTTCTTCATACACTTCAAATTGATCAGAAGAATACTTATTTAAGGCTTGGTACAAAGGTTTAATTTTGTGTTCATCGTATTCTTTTGCTCTATAGTGTATTTTACATCGAGAAATTATTCCATGTCTGTCTAAATATTCAAGACAAATCATATGACTAAAAGTTTGTCCAATATAACATTTATCTTCTGGGATGCAATAAATTCTATAAATAATTCCATATACTTCCGAAATATCTGTTTTTTTTGTCCGATCTTTTCGATAAGAATAGTTTAGTTCAAGAATTTCGCTTAAATTTGTCATTTGTTTATATTTCTTGAATGTTTAAATATTTTATCGCCAAAAAACATTTTTATTTCTGTTCATCTGCGTTGAAACTTTTCGTAGCAGCTAAATTAAACCTAAAACTTTTATGTGGCATTGGAATAACTTCCATAGCCAGCATACTTCCACGATGTAGCAGTTAACCCTTGAAGTTTCCTACAAGGACTAGACTATACCTTAAGCCTTCATTGGAGTTGCGACTCTCCTCAGACCGATTCCCGTTGTTGCTATATAGTTTCTGAGTTGTATAGCAATGCAGTCGTTGAGCGCTTTCCATTGGTGTAGGAATTCGTTGCGGATTATCCAATCTTAAACGTTTTTACTGCGTATGTTTACACATACATGCCTTAGGTCATTACCCCAGGTATTGTACAGCTTTTCAACTGTACAAGTAGTAGTTTAAGCTCTAAGGAAGTTCCCGCAATTGAGGAATCTCGCCCTTATTTTCACAAGGACTAGGTGGTTTTATCGAAGAGTAAGTTACAATGTTTCTCTTGTATGGTATCTTACTCAACCATACAAGCATCCACCTGTTTTAACCCTAATTTTGAGTTCTTTTATACCCAACCTTTCGGAAGGGAGTAGACTATACCTTAAGCCTTCACAAGGGCTGTGATAACCCCTCAGACCCACACCCGTTTCTAGACAATTGTCTAGCACGTAAGATTTAAGCACATCTTACTCAGTCGTTGTGAGAGAATCATATCCAAATCACATAAGGACTTAGACTCTTTACTCACGGATTGCCCATTCTACGCTAGTACTTGTACGCACTAGTACTTGTACGCTCTAGTACTCTCGTAATATCTCAGACGTTTTTACCTGACACGCCGAAACGTGTACTACCCTAGGTCATTACCCCGGCCACCTATACATTTCTATACAGGCTTGGTAGTCTGAGCTTTAGGGGATTCCCGCTAATGAGGTGTGTCGCCCAACCCACTAGATTGGACTAGGTGGTAGCACTGTTTCCCCCTCTTCTTGAGGGCAGCCACCTGTTGCAGCCAACTTATATATAAAACGATTTCCTTTTTTCATATTCATTTCTTTCCAAAGAGGTTGCGTGTTCGTATAATGAAGTCTCTTAATCACTTCTTCTATAGTTGGATTCTGATATTTTATAGGTACTATATGATCTATATCCCAAACTTTACCATAATTTTCCCAAGTCATCCCAGACACAAACTGGTCTTCGAGATATTTTTTGTATGTTTCTATATCACAAAGAAGATATTCTATTGTTCTTTTCGATTTGGATTTTATTGCGGAACAAACTCTAGATCTTACTCGACTTGTCAAAAATCCAATAAAATCACAATATCTGCATGTATTTCTTAATATCTTATGTTCACATACAGTTCCTCCTTCACAATCAATACATCTTGTTCTACGTTTTCCATGTTCGCATATACTCCCTCCTTCGCATTCAATGCAAGTTGTTTTCATACATTTATGTTCACAATATTGATGACGTCCGTATAATTCTATGCAATCAGCACATCGGTCTTTTCGTTTCTTGTGTATACAAAGACTTCCACCTTTACATTCTTTGCAATACGTTTTTGAACGACCATGTGGACAAATACTAGCACCTCCACATTCTTTACATGCGCTTTTATTTTTCTTTCCATGTACGCATTTGTGCTTATCTAGGTAAGCATTCATATAGTTTATACAGTCAATGCATTTAGCGGTTTTTCCACCTGTACTTCTGTTTTTAAAGTTATCAATATGCTTGACTTTATTGCATTGTTTACATATTTTTTCGTCATCTTGAATCTTTTTTTGTGAATCTTTGGTCTTTTTCTGTTCTCTATATTTTTTCATTGTTTCTAAACAACTTGAACATTGTTTTGTAGGAATTTTCTTTCGTAAAGGAAAGTTTCCTAGAGGTTTAAGTATTTTGCATCTTACGCATATTTTATTTTGTTCGGGATTTTGTTCATCTGTAGTACATATTTCGCAACCTTTTAGAGTGTTTGGATACTCTTTTTTACAATTACACTTTTGCATTTTTTGGAAAGATTTATTCTTTTAATTGGAAATCAATTTTATTTTCCCCGGCTGTCTATTAAACAAGACTATATCATGCTTTTGAAGCTGTCGTTCAACTATATCTCCGATTTTTAGAGTAATATTCTTTTTTGAAGGATATTTTACTTCGATAAATTTTCCATTTCTAATTAGTCTATCACCAGTTTCTAATTTTTCTTTTCCTGTTTTCACTGTGATTATCTTTGTTTTTCCTGTATCTTCTGGAATTATTATATTTCCTTTCTTATCAGTTTTGAATTTCAAGTCTCCTCTGACTATCAAGTCTCCATATAATAATTCTGTTCCTTTTTTGTATAATCCATACTGTAAATTGTTTCGAATCTTTACTTCCGGCCCAATTTCATTACCTTCTTCATCTCGTCGCCTTCGCATCGTTGTAAGAAAATTCGCTTTTCCAGAATTCACCAACTCTGTCAACCACTTTATATTAAACTCTGTCACCGTTTCTGGCTTTGTATGTATCTGAGCTACCTCATACGGAATTCCTACCTGCCCTAACTTCAACGTTGGATCCGCTCCAATCACCGTTCTAGCTGAAAAGTTAACTCTCTTCGGATCGGTATCTTTGACCATGCCATAGTACTTTTGGTTTAGGTCAAGGGCGATACCTACAAATCTAGATTACTCCAGAAAGGACTATACCTTAAGCAAGTTCAAGGTGTTTGCCTATCATAACTCACCCATCTCCATCTAGTCTCTGAACCTTCTTCTCGGTTGAGAAGCTTGGATGCGGATTGTCTCTATCTCTTTTCAGAGATTTTCTTGTTCGTTTTTACGTAATGTTTGAAATATTAAATCTCTCCATGAAATAGCCATTTTATGCTTTTCATGCATTGTTATTTTAGAACTTTGAAAACTTTTTTTATATCTTTTTCCATTGTATATAATCTTTACACAGTATCCAATTATTTCACTTTTTTTATTTTTAACCAACGTAATATTCTTCATATTTTCATCTTGTTTATTTTCATCATATTTAGAGTTTATCGGTGTGTTTTTTCGGATATTATCAAGCCATTCTTCCGCATACTTAAATTTTTTTTCCATTGATACTTTTTTGCTAGAAAAAGTTTTATCGTATTTATGACCATTTATTAACACATTTACTCTATATCCATTTCCAAAATAATATATTCCTTTAGGTAGTTCTGGTTTGTAATTTTCATATATTCTTAATTTTATTTTTTCCAAGTATTCATTGGCTTGTTTAAAATTTTCATCTACTGTATATAAAGAAGAACCAAAATTCTTCCCGTATACAATGCCATTTTGTCTTCTACGAACACGATATCCAACAACTTTTCCATCTTTTATAAGTTCTTTTATATTTAGTTGGCTATCTGTTTGAGACTTGGAAATTTTTTCGCGAATTTCTTCTGAAATTTCAACTACACTACGTCCTCTTCCACCTAAAGCAATATTATAACCAAACTTATCGTTAATTGTCATATATAATTCTATCATTGAAATCTCAAATTTATCTACTTCTGTTAAATCGCATATAACTAGAATTTCAATCTGAAATACATTTTTACCATATTTTCTTATAGCTCTATAAAATAACGGACAGTCGTTATTCTTAGAAGGTGTAAATGCGTTTGTTAAATGTTGTTTTAATCTCCCTTCAACACCGAAATATTTTTCACCGTAATGAGATTTTGTTTTTCCAATATATGATTTTCCGTTGGTTTTGTTAATAATTCTGTATATGATTCCATATTTATCCATTTTTTCAAATATTGCAATTAGAGAGATTTTTCATTTTTTTTCAAACATAGCCCACCGTCTTTCAACGGGGTTTCAGTGTATATCACTATATACTGATCGTAGAACAAGAAAGAGATATTCCCGCAATTTGAAGATGTTGCCCAATATTTTGGACTAGGTAGTTATATACTCTTTCGAGGGGGAACTTACAACGTTTTCCCATTAATGTGTATCCCCAACATTAATGGCGCCTACCTGTTATGAGCGATCTCTGTTAACACAGAGAGAAACAGACCCTACCTGTTTCATCACCCATTAAATTATCCCTAATACGTCCTTTCTTTCCAGCTAAACGTTCCTTGAGACCTTTTAGAGGCCTGCTATCTGTAGGCTGTTTCGCTTTACCCTTTGAATTATTGAACATTGTCGAGATTCGGAAGCGTAGTGATTGTATAAGTTTCTGTCGTTTTTGGCTATCATTTGTATCCAACTGGTTATTAATCTTAACAATTTCTATCAACTGATAAGTCAAGTCATCATCACATATATTTCCATCAGCTAAAACATACGGACGTGAACACGGTGGAATCACCGGTAGAACGGTAAGGATTAAGTTTTTTGGATGAGTTCTCGATGGATTTAATCCCAACATTTCTACATCTTCATCAGATATATTATCAAAGATTTTCTTAATATCATCTACTTCCATCACAATCGATATCTTACCATCTCCTTTACGCTGTTTATATTCCATATTAATTGTCATATCTTTTGACTTGTAAGTAATTTTAGGCTGCGGTGAAAAACACTGCGAACACATATCAATCTTATCTAACTTTTCCAACATCTTATTAAAACGACGTTCATTCTTCATTTTAGAAAATCCAGCCAGTTCAATCTGATCTTTAAGAAGAAGAAGACGATGACACTGCTTACAAAAACACTTTAGAAACGTCGAAATCATCTTGTAAAACATTGGATGTAAAACAGGCTGAACTAAATCTATATATCCAAAATGTCCCCAACATTCTTTTTTCAAACCACACGTAACACATGGCTTATCTGTATCTGTACTACACCCCATTCTTTCATCATATACAGTACCTGGCCCTGTTAACTTAGTACTATCTATCTTACATACAGCCATTTGACGTATTTCATCCGCTGTATAGATTCCAAAATCTATACAAGATATATCATGTATATCAATTGACATTATTTAAAAATAAAGTAATTTTATACTTTATTTTTCATTTTGCAAATTCCAATTTCTGCGAAACCATTTTCCAACATAAACAGGTTCTACTTTCGTTAAACGTAATCCATACCCACGATCATGTTCTGATATAACAATACCTTTGTATATAATATTTTTTTCTGACAATACCAACGCTTTATCTCCTACTTGTGGTGTCTTTTTCATCACAGCATTACCTTTTTCGTAAATTAAGGATATTACATCTCGCTCTCCTCTTCTTTCTTCCACAAACTTTGCAAAAGGTTTACTCCATTGCACATACCAAGTATCTGATTTTTCTGTTTCTTTTTTCCCTATTAAACAAGTTAGTTGCAGAGGTTTTAGTTCAGTAGAACTTTCGATTTTTTTATCGTCTAGATAAAGACTGTAAGTGTTCTGTTCTTTGCGGATGTTGTAGTTTTTCTTTACAAAAATATTAGTTATTAGCCAAGGTAGTAAGAACTTTGTATTATGGGAGCTTTTGATTATACAGTCGTACAGTTTATAAGGGTCTATAAGGGTATCTCTAGCTTTTCTATAGATAAATTTTATATGTTCTGCATTCATGGGAAATAAAGTACAGTCATAGCCAGCTTTTTGGCGTTTTTCTATTAAAGATTTGGGAACCTGTTCGTTAAGTTGAAGAGTTCTGATTTCTAAAACAAAATTATCTTCTTTGTATTCATCTTTAATAAATTGTTTGTATTTTTCGTAGAGAGGTGTGATTTTTTCCCTTAGAATTCGTTTTAGTTTATCGTAATCTATGGTGGCTATTTTGTGATTATCGGCGTATGTTCGGATAAATGTTGTTAACTTTTCCTGAGGGATTAAGTTGTATTTTTTTATTTTGTTGGCGTATTCTATGAAAAAGAGTAGGGGTGTGATGTGTCCGATGGCTTTTTTTCTTTCTTCCAGATATTCAGGTATTTTATCGTTTCTTATTTTTCTTTTTAGAGATTTGTAAAGTTCGTATTTATTTTCATTATAATAGTAGACTCTGTAACTTTCGTTAAAAACGACAGAGTCTTTAGGTATTATTTTCAGGTCAACTGAACAATAAATATTTTTGTATTTGTACATAAATTCTAGTACTTTGTATTTTTTAGATTCTGTGAATATTTTCCGAAAGTCATATCGCACGCCTTTATACATTTTGTAGCCTTGTATAATTTCGTCTTTTGTCCAGTTTAATGATATATATGGTTCTAATATTTTATCTAATGTTAAAATGTCCATCATTGAGATTGTATTTTTGGATAGGTATGGTTTAACCTTTTCGTAGATTTCTGGATAATTTTTTGTGTTTTCGAACCATTTATTTACTTTTTCTAGGTTAAAATCGCATTCACCTTTTTCTCCGATTGACCAAGCTGGTTCTAGGCCTTGTATGTAGCCATAATAGAAGTTTGTAAATATGAAGGGAGTTTTATCTATGTTTTCTAGTATATTTTTTAAACGGTCAAAAAAGTGGTCATTTAAGGAGACTATTATATTTACGTCGATGTCGGTGATGTAGTTGCCGATATTTTTTTCGGTATAACTTCCTACAAATTTTACATTTCTAGAAGGTTGTCTTCCGTAACCTATATTTAAAAGTCTTCCTTCTGAATCGAATTTTTTTATAGAGTTTAGGTATTCATTTTGAACTATAGTTAAGTCTGCTAAATCATAGAGAAATTTTCTGTTAAATTCTTCTGTTTTAACAATTATATATGTTTCATCCTCCATTTATTATAATAAAGTATTATATACTTTATTTTATAATTTCCGAGAACGACGCTTACTCTTCTTAGGAGACTTGCGCTTACTCTTACGTGGCTTACGCTTACTCTTACGTGGCTTACGCTTACTCTTACGTGGCTTACGCTTACTCTTACGTGGCTTACGCTTACTCTTACGTGGCTTACGCTTACTCTGTTTAGGAGACTTACGCTTACTCTTCTTTACTTTACGTGACTTGCGCTTACTTTTACGTGGCTTACGCTTACTCGTGCGAGACTTATGCTTATTCTTCTTTATGCTTTTGCGAGAATGGCGCTTAAAGTTCATTTCATCTTCATTTTCAGAACTTTCTTCTTCTTCTTCCATATCTTCTAGATATTGCAGATCGTCCGGATTTTCCATTGAACCATAACCAAGTTCTCTTCTTGTACGTCGTCGTTTAGGAATTCTTGGTCTTATATTATCATCGTCATCACTCATTTATATATTCTTATAAAAAAATTTATAAGAAGTTAGTTTATATATTTTTTCTTGACAATGATAAGAATAACCCAGGTAAATAAAGCTAGAAAGAAAGCTAATTTATTATTTTTGAGGCGAAAAGTCACTATGTAAAATATTGTTAAAGTTATTATAGTGATAGATATTTGATAAGATGTGTGTAAAGCATGTTTTTCTATCTCTGTTTCAGTTAGGAAAAATAAAGTTATTAAGATGAGTGGAAAATAGTCTAGATAATACTTACACTTATTATAAAGATGTATCATCGTTTATTTATTAAGATTTTTTATTTCAGCGTACTTGTTTCCAAGAAAAATAAACGACTGAAACCATCGCCATATAACTTCCTTATCTTCCTTATCAACTCGCTTAGACGTCCAAAGATTTTTGAAATGATTTACCTTCGATGAATCAGTTTCATCTAACTGGTCAAAAAGAATATTATTCTTAAGAAAAAAATCTTCATTTCTAGCCTTCACCATATCTCCCATTGGACATAAATTATTTACAATATACTTCATTATATCTTCGATAGGTAATCTATCGTTGACGAAAATTCGAAAAATAACAAAGTCTGGTTCATTTGGAAATGTTTCTATTAATTCATCTAAAAAACTAACCATTTGAGTCTTTAACTGTATAAGAATCTCTATTTCAGAAGACATTTTATTATTTTTCTGACGTCTTTAAGTTTCCTATACAGTTAAAATTATGTTTTTCGTATTTTATCAACGTTATCGCCACATCTACTTTATCTCCTTGTGTAAGGGTTTTCGTTCCATTTTTAAAACTAGATGTACTCTTGTTATACTTGAAATTTCCCATCTTATCTGCAGGAATTAACACCTTCATTTTCCCCATGATTTCGACGAAAATTCCTTGTGCAAAGACCATGCAAATTTTCCCTTCATACACAGAATCTACTTCTGGTCTTAACGCTTTAGCTGTAAACTTAACTTTGAAAAAAATACCAGGTCCAGCTTGAGAAATTATATTTTCTACGATTTCTATATTATCGTATATTTTTGTAATATAGCCATACGTCTGATCACACTGATTTAAAACATCGTTGTGAATTTTCTGCTTAAGATGCTCCTGTAGATTTTCATCCAGATAGCGAGGCTCTAAACAGATTTTTCTTATAATGGTAATACGAGACATTTCGTATTATCATATAAAATTAACGGAAAAAAATCATTTTTATAGCAAGTAACACTAAAATTAAGAATAATAGGAAAATAAATATATTTCCTCCTCTTTCTTTCTTACTAAGATTGTTTCCCTTTATTTCATATTCTTTATCTATATCCTTTAAAGGTGATGTTGTTAATTGCCTGTATAAAATATCTGCATTTTCTATACACTTTTGCTTGTTTAACGGGCTACAAAAATCCGAATAGCAAGAAAATATATCCTCTTTTTTCTGTTCTAAACAATCTTTTCGAAATAATGGATAATCTCCACACCCATTTTCGTTTATACAGTTATGCATATAATATAGAGAATCGGATGGTATTTCGGTGCAATTACTCTGGCAGGCATCGGATAGTTCACTACACTGAGAATTGCAACGTTTATGTTTTTCTAAATTATCTCCATAATTTTTTTTACAAGTTTGGAAACAGTAAACAATATGTTCTTTGCAGCTAGATAAACAACAATCTACGCAAAATTCCATTTATACTAAACAATATATTGTTCTACAAATTCTTCTTTTTCATAGATAGGAACTCCTAGTTCCAGTGCTTTTTCAGACTTTCCTGTCGCCTTTCCTTCTTTACTTTGGACTATTAAAGCTGTTGTATTTTTAGAAACTGTTCCTACTAATTTTCCACCCCTTTGTGTAATATCTTCTTCTAACTTTTTATCCCGAAACCCACTCACTACAAATTTCTGGCCTTTTAATCCTTCGGATACGCGTGTTTCTTTTTTGAACGAAACGTAAGGAGATAGCTTCTTTGTTAACAGATCGGCGTATTTCAGATTTTTAGAAATCTTATCTGCCATGATATGGGAAAATCCTTCTACTTTTGTAATCATATCACTAATCTCTTTTTGGCTTTTAGTTTTATAAACGGTGAGAAGATCTGGAATATCTAGGAAAAGAGCATCCATTCTTTTGCTTCCTATGCCAAAGCCTAGAACTCCGGATGCTCCTAGAACGGAGGCTATCTTGACATTTTGCAAGCCGTTTCGTATATTAGTGTAAATTCTATCTGCAGATTTTTCTTGAAATTCTGGAACTTTTAACAGTCTTTCTTTACTTGCAGATATGATTTTTACGAGGGTATCTAATCCGTTGTCGTACATCTTCTTTACTGTTGCTTCGGAAACATGTTTTATTCCCATATGGGAAAAGAAACTAGAAATAAGCTTTACACAAACCATGTTATCGTACTTTACGGCGACTATATTTACATGTGTGTCATCCCATTTGTATTCTACGTCTGGCATTTGAGGGGTAGAACCTTTGACGACTTCTACAATGTAGGGGATAACTTCGTTACTTCTTGTAACACGTATAACTGAGTTGGGTCCGATATTATTTTCTTCTACGTATTTAGCGTTGTGAGCGGTGACTCTGTTTATGGTGACACCAGATAGGTCAACGGGTTCTATTAAGACGACAGGTTTTAGTTGTCCCCATTTGGTGATGTTCCATTCGACTTGTTTTACGGTAGTTTGGTGGACTGAGTCTTCTGTTGTCATTTTAAAAGCGAACATATAGTCTGGATTGCCGGATGTGTTACGGTCGTATGGTTCGTTAGACTGTACGATAAGTCCATCTAATTCATATTTAGAGGTTTTCTTGAAGTGTGTAAGAGTTTCTGAAAGTAGTTCTAAATCTAGATAATCTGTTATTTTGTGTTTAGCTACTTCAAACCCTAGGGTAGCTAGTGTGGATAGTTGTTTTTCTGGTTTGGGCATGGTAGAGTCTCCGACGATTTCGTACGTGACAAAGTGAATATCTTCGAGGCCTTGTCTTGCTGTTTTTCCTGCGATAAGTCCAGATACCATATTTCTGGGGTTTTTATAGGTTTCTTTGTATTTTTCTAGAAAGGTTTCTTTTTGTATGATTAGTTCTCCTCTTACAGTTATATCTTCTTTGATTTTTGGGAGATTTAAATATTTTGAGAGGTAGGAAATATCGGCGCCGATATTACCGTCTCCGCGAGTGTAAAGATTTAGTTTTTTGTCTTTTAGGAAAAGTAATAGGGAAACTCCGTCTAATTTTTCGCTTATGACATAGGTTTGGGAAGGGTGTTTCTTTTTCCATCTAGAGAGAAGTTCAGGTTTTTCCGAAGTTATTTTATCGGCGCTTCCAAGCCAGAATGGTAATTTAGTGCGATTTTCTCCTTCTCTGAGTTTGGCGCCTACGGGGGGGATGTATGATTTATCTCTTTTTTTCAGAGTGTCTTTAAGAATGTCGTATTTTTTGTCTTCGATGGAAGAGTCGCCGGTGTTGTAATAGATGTCGTCGAGATAGAGTTTGAAAGAGTGTAAATGTGTTAGGTCTTCTTTTTGTAAAAAATCTGAGTATTCTTGGGTGTTCATTTTTTGAATTTTTAAGAAGTATTTATCCATTTTATTTTTTGGTTTGTTATATTATAATAATTTCAATTTTAATATAATTATTTTAAAGACCTGGTAAAAATGATAAAATGTCATCCCGTAAAGAAAGTACTCTTACGAGTCCTAGTGATAGAAATACGACGTCTGAATTTCGTTTAGACCAGAATGTAGCTCCTTTAACTGATGTGCAGGTTTCAGATGCTATGAAAGAGTTGAATGTGTCTAGTTATGTGGAAAGATTTCCTCAGGTTGAGCGACGATATGCCGATCCTCCGGTAGAACTACAGAAGGTGGGTCTTATTTCTTTTGTTCCGGCAAAGGGAGCTACTCCGAATGAAAAGGGAGTTTATGGGTTTGCAAAGTTGCGAGGAAATTTTGCGTCTGAGCAAGAAGCCAATGAACAGGCGGAGCGACTTATTCGTAATGTAGATTCGTATCATCAGATTTATCATACTTATGTAGGTCGACCTTTTCCGTTGACTCAATCTTCTGAGTATTCTAAGGAAGTTAACCAAGTCGATCTTCAGAAGGAGATGGCTAGTGCGATGAGTGATGATATTCGTAAAAAGCGCGAAAAGGAACAGAAGGATATTGAGGAAATTAAGAATCGTGAAAAGGAGCTTCTTGAAGATGTAAAGAAGACTGAAGAAAATCGTGATGATCACTATACTACCTTGCGTGTTAAGAAGGCGCAATTAACGTGGACTTACTCTGAGACGGAAAAGAAGATGAAGCAAATGGCTGGTGTAATTGCTAAGACACGTTATGAACTAGAGGAACTTGACCGAACTCATCCAGAGCTTAAGGATCTTTATTTCAATAAGTATATGGATGCTAGGCGTCAGGCTGGGTTATCTACGGATAAGATTGATGCTGGAAATAACTTTATTAAGTATATGGTGGAAGATCTTCACTTACCAGCGGTAGAAGCTGAGTACCAGCGTTTGTATGGAGAAGAGAAGAAGTAAAAAGAAGATAAAATTATTTTACATAAATAATTTTTAAAGATAAATGTATGATGAAGAATATGAAGCGGACGAGTTTAAGAAACCAGTTTACCTAGGTTATAATGATAATGAGCTTGCAAAAGATTTTTTATATAATTATGAATACGAAGATAAATCAACTAATATCGCTAAAGTTAAGTTGATAAAGAACTATGAAATATTAATAGAAACAATAATAGCAGAAACTATAGTAAACTTATTGACTTATCAAGATACACATATAAATGAAAATTTATCTGAAAATAAAGAGCTTGTTAATACACTCAAATCTACCCATATCGATAAGATTATAAGATTTTTATGCGAACAAAACTACTGTGAAAAAATAAAAACATATATTCAGAATCCTATTATGGCTAATATTTACAAACAATTAAGAACTCATCCATATATAGGTATTAGTAAGATTAACGATCTTTACGCTAAAATAGTAAACCATATAAATAATATTATAGATGGTTGGAATGCCTATCTTTTAGAAGTATTTAATAATAAAAACAAGATACCAGATGAATTAAAACATTTAATACTGTCTTGGTTACAAGAACCTAGCGAACCTGACGAACCTCCTTCTAAACGTAATCGTTACAAGTTTAAGTCCCCTAGAAAGGTTAGAAAGTCCCCTGGAAAGTCCCCTGGAAAGTCCCCTGGAAAGTCCCCTAAAAAGTCCTCTAAAAAATCCCCTAGAAAATCTAGAAAGTCACCTGGAAAACCTAGAAAGTCTAGAAAATCTAGAAAGTCCCCTAGAAAATCTAGAAAGTCCCCTAGAAAATCTAGAAAGTCTAGGTAAGAAATTATTTATGTAAAATGTAAAAACATAAATAATATTGGTTACAAGCATTCGTTGCATTTTTTCACAAAGATAAGGTATAATAAGATTAGAATAGATACGATTGTAACGCCGACACCTATCCAGAATAAAAGTTTTTTCTTTTCTTTATTTTTTGTGCCTTTAGAACTTCCTGCTGTTCCAATTCCTGCTAAGGCTGCTACACCGGCAACGCAAGCTCCGCAGAAAGATTCTTTTATTTCTTCCTTTTCTTGTCTTTCTTTTTCTACCATTTATATAAATTGATTTTTTATTTTCTTATTTTATTTATTTCTAAAATGAAGCATATCAAAGGAAACATTCTAGATGTTAAAAATGGTTATATCTTTCAGATTTGCGACTGTATTAGTCTAGCTCCCTCTGGGTTTTCTGCTACTCTTTACGAAAAGTTTCCATCGTCATCTCCCTATTCTCTTCGTAAGAAGGAAGGTAATGTAGCCTCTCTTGGAACTCGCTCAAAACCCGGAACTGTCTTTATTTTGGGAGAAGAAAATGGACCTGATATTGTTAATATGTTTTCAGAGTATGAGAAAGATGATACAGATTCATCTAAACAAAAATACTTTAAAGAATGTTTAGAGGCGATGTTAGATTATTTTGAGTTTTTCACAGAAAAGGTCTACATTCATGTTCCTTACAAGCTTGGATGTAATTTTTCCAATAGTGTGTGGGAAGTATATGTGAAATTCTTACTTGAGTTTGAAGAACAAATGATTAGGAATAATGTGGACATTGAATTAACTGTATATCATTAATTTATTCATTTAATAAATGGATAAACTAAAATTAGTAGAACTAAAGAGAAAAGCTAAACAAAAAGGTCTATCTGGTTATTCTAGACTTAAGAAAGTTGATTTAGTATCTTTATTAGAAAGTTCTAATCATGGCCGCAAGGGCTCACGCAAGGGATCGCGCAAGGGCTCACGCAAGGGATCGCGCAAGGGCTCACGCAGACGTTCGCGCAAGGGCTCACGCAAGGGATCGCGCAAGGGCTCACGCAAGGGCTCACGCAGACGTTCGCGCAATGCATTGCGTAAGGGATCGCGCAAGGGCTCACGCAGACGTTCGCGCAATGCATTGCGTAAGGGATCGCGCAAGGGCTCACGCAAGGGATCGCGCAAGGGCTCACGCAGACGTTCGCGCAATGCATCGCGCAAGAGTTCGAGAGGTCGATCAAAGAGTAGTTTAGATACAAGATTTTCTGGAGACAAGTCGTTAGCTATAAATAAATATTTTTCGCGTATATTTATAATAAATTTACATGATAAGGTGGAACGATTTAGAAAAGTGACAGATCAGTTTAGAAACAAAGGGGTGAAATATGAACGATTTAATGCAGTAGATGGGCGTTGTAAGAAAGGAGAATGCGCGCAAAAGAAGCGTGAAATGGAGAAAAAGTATGACGTAAAGATTTCTAAAAATGTCAAGCCACCAACTGCTTCACTTGTAATTGGAACTCTTGAAATACTGAAAAAACAGGTAAAAAATAAGTGGAAACGTGTGTTGATTTGTGAAGATGATGTAGTATTTGATCCAAAAATTCTTCAGACTTTTGAGAAAGGTATAAATGAACTTGGAGATGCAGATTGGGATCTTCTTTATTTAGGTTGCGGTAGTAAGTGTGGTATTAAAGGTATTTCTACGGAAAAAACAAAGAATGAGCCATACGTGACGTCTCTTTCGATAGTCGATAAAGATGAGTATGACTGGTATGTTAAACATCCAGATGATCTTCGTGTTCCACTTTACGAAGATGATATGGATCGTTCTAAATGGGGAAAGTATATTTCGATACCTATGAGTCCAGGGGGAACTTGGGCTTACTGTTATTCATTAAAAGGCGCTAAAAAAACATTAGAGTTGTTTAAAAATAAAGTTAACAATCATATTGATCAGATGGTGATAAAACAAATTAGAAAAAATAAAATAAAAGCATATTCATTTGACCCTCCTATTATATTACACGAAAAAGGAGCGTTTAGACCAGATTCAGATATACCTTGGAATTGGTAATAATTTTATTTTAAAAAGACTTACATTCTTTTTAAAATAAATGTTATCTGTTACTCAGCAAAACATAAACTTTCTATGGAATACATTAGTCGTTCCAATTATAGATATAATTTCTTCTAATTGTAAAAGAAAGCCTAAACTATATGAAGAGGATTTTTTGCCATCTTGTCGTTTAGGAAATTTAGAAAAGGTAAAGGCATTAGCAGAGTCTTTTGATGTAAATTTAAACGAAGGCTTAATTGAATCTGTAAAACAAGGGCAGGTAGATATAGCTAGATATCTTATTTCTAAAGGGGCGACAGATTTAGATAGTTCTCTAAAAGTGGCCTGTCAGAATAACAATAGTGCGTTAGCTGAACTTTTGGTTCAGAAAGGGGCTAATATAGTAGTTGGATTACGAGTGTCAAAGTCTCCTAATATAACTAGAATGTTGTATAGGTATGAACAGAATAGTGAACTTATAAATTGAAAAAATATAATAATCTCTATTATATTTTCAAAAATGTCACGCAAGTTGTGCAAGACAGTAATTATGAAACAATCCCTGACTTCTGATGTGGCGAGTGAGTATTATAGAAAACTAGAGAAACTTCCTTGGCAGTCTGGGATAGCTTCAAGAAATGGCTTTACTAGGTTGGCATACTCTGTGAGTTTAGAGAGTGCTTTAGGGGAAGAACTGGTAGCTTTGATTTCTGCAATTTTAAGGGAGATCTCAAAGGTTCGTGAAATTCCAAATTATGCAATCTTTGGAATATATATTAACTACTATAAGGATGGAAATATGTACACTCCAAATCACAGCCACAAAGGGACTCATCAGCTGGTGATATCACTTGGTCAAACACGTACACTTTCTGTAGGTAAAAAGGAGTTTAGAATGGAAAATGGAGATTCTATATTGTTTGGGTCTTCGATTCATGGTGTTTCTCGAGAGGAAAATGTAAGGGGAGGTAGGATTTCGATAGCTACTTTTATGCGACCATTGTAAGTTATTTTTTTATTTTTTATAATATAGTATTATAATAAGTCGCCGATGGATAAGAAAAGAGAAAATATATTATTTCCTCTAGGATTTACTGGCCTTTCTGTTACAGCAATGGCTTATAATATGCGTCTAAAGAACGAACTACGTGAAGAACTCGGCGAAAAATTACGTACAGAGATACGCGAAGAGTTACGGGAACAGTTGCGTGCAGAGTTACGTGCGGAGTTACGTGCGGAGTTACGTACGGAGTTACGAAAGGAATTAAAAGAGATAGTTAAAGAGGCACAGCAAGATGATTGGAATATTGTCCTAAATTGATTTTATAATGTATTTTTTACATTATAAAAAAATGGATAGGATTTACGATGTAAATTGGGATGTGGGTGCGCATACAGGTTTTTCTGGAAAAATATGTGATACTTTATGGACTAGTGTAAATTACGGTATGTATGCAACGCAATTTTTTATGGGTAATCCACATGGATTTAATCGTGCAAAAATTACAGAGGAAGATATTTCTGAGTCTAAAAAAATTTTAAGTAAATATCCGCTTCATGTCTTTACTCATTTTCCTTACATTTCTAACTTAGCCGGTTCTATCGATTCTTTAGCTTGGAATGGAGATGATAAGCAAGATGCGAAAACATCACATGTTCTACGTTCCTTAGAATATGAATTATCGGTGTTAAGCAACTTTAATTCTTTGCGAAATGGAGTTGTAATTCACCCTGGTAACTTTAAAGATAGGAATGTAGGTTTATCTACTATTTCTAAAAGTATAAATAAAATACATTTCAGTAGTGACTCTAAACTTATATTGGAAAATTCTGCGGGACAAGGAGTTAGTTTAGCGACAACTTTTGGGGAGATAAAAACTATTATAGATGGTGTTCACGAGTCTAAAAAGGGGAATATAGGAGTTTGCGTAGATACTTGTCATATATTTGCGTATGGAGAGTATGATTTGGGTAAGATTAGTGATGTGGATAGAATGTTTTCTGATTTTGACTGTATTATAGGGTTAGATCGTTTTACACTTCTTCACTTAAACGATAGTCAAACTGTTCAAGGAAGTCGGAAAGATAGACATGAACTTATTGGGAAAGGACATATTTGGGGTGAAAGTGTAGAATCACTTTCTTATCTTTTGGATAAATGTAAAACATATGGTATACCAGCTGTTTTAGAAACACATGGAATTGATATGCTTACAATCGCAAAATTAACGAGACCTTCGATTACTCTTGCGTGAACGACGCTTAGACTTGCGCTTACTCTTGTGAGACTTGCGCTTAAAACTCGCCTTCATGACCATGCGTTTTACTAGTTCTGTTACATCTGTACCTATCTTTCCAGCACCTCGACTCTTTCTAAATGTGTCAAAACCGATTCTATTTTTAAATTGTGTTGCTTTTTCTGAAAATAAGTCTGTTAGCATCTTTTGTTCTTCGGTATAATAGTGTGTTTTTTCTAAGTACTGTTTGAATGTTTGTATATTTATTTTTAGTATATTCATTAATATTGGGCTTAATTGTTTATTGACTTCTTTTGAAAGTTGTGCTTGATTACCAATATAGGAATCGCCTTCCTTTTCCATATTTAACGAGTCGATTAATATAGGAACTAATATTTTTTGTAGTTCTTTTTGTACCTCTTTTTGTAGTTTCTCTTGTATTTCTTTGTTTATTTCCGGATCATCTATATATGTGTCATCATCTTTTCCAATTGCTGTTAAAACAGACGTGATTATATCTGACAGTGTACTCATTTTTATTATGAAAAAATAAAAATGAATTCTATTTAAACATTTTAATTCTGTAATAAAATGGAAACGCATATTGTGAATTCTACGCCAGAAATTTCTGGCACTGAAGAAAATTTGTTTTCTCGTGTAACAGCGGAAAGCAAGATTCGTCTAGTTGATTCTGATGAGGAAACTGGACTAGAATTATATTGTTATAATACTTGTAATAATGATGAAAGTACCTTTATCAAGCAATCTCGCGGGCTTGTTTTCCACAACGGTGAGCTTGTTATGAAGGCGTTTTCCTATACCGATGAATATTCTTATAAGGATGAAAGACTCCCTAATATCTTAAGTAATTTCAACCAATGGCGATTTTATACTGCTTATGAAGGTGCTCTACTTCGTTTATTCTACTTTTCTGGACGATGGTTTCTTTCTACTCATCGCAAGCTTAATGCTTTCCGTAGCAAATGGGCTTCGCGTGATTCTTTTGGAACTTTATTTAAGAAAGCCTTAGAAAATGAAGCGGAGATTAATCCTGAGTTTTCGTCCTCTCTAGGAGAGGGAGATAATATTTTGATTCGGTTTCAGAATAGTTTAGATAAGACTAAACAGTATATGTTTCTTCTTCGTAATTTTTCGGATAATCGTATTGTATGTGATGTTCCTACCGGTGAAGAGTCGTTAATTTTACATGTAGGTACGTTTGTTAACGGAGAACTTTCTCTGACGGAAAAGACAAGTCTTCACAGTCCAGAGCCTCACGAGTTTAAGACGTTTGAAGAAGTGTCAAACTATATTGAAACGAATATCGATCCGAAGAGGGTGCAAGGTATTATCTGTTTTGGTCCGGATTGTCGACAGATTAAGATTCTCCATAATGATTATTTAGAGATGTTTCAAACGCGTGGAAATGAGCCTAGTATTAAGTTTCGGTATCTTCAAGTTCGTATGAATAGGAAGATGACGGAGATGTTATACAGTCTCTATCCGGAGTTAAGAGATACGTTTAATGATTACGAGAATACGCTGTATGATATTGCGCGTTGTATTTATAGGGCGTATGTGCAGAGGTTTATTAAGAAGCGTTATGTGACGGTTCCTGTGGAGGAGTATCAGGTGATTAAAGAGTGTCATTCTTGGCATCTTTCTAATCGGGAGACTAATCGTATTTCTCTGGAGTGTGTGATTCAGCATTTGAATAAGCAATCGGCTACAAATCTGAATCATATGATTCGGCGTTTTAAGATTGAACAAGCTAAAAAGCAGGAAGTTATGCCTCGACGGGTGACTAGTCGTCCTACATCGGCGGTAAATAGTCCTTTAGTTATTGGATTAGCTGGTGTGGAACCTGAGAACTTAACAAATTGAAAAAATATATCACTTTCATTTATATAAAAATAAATGAAAGCTATTGTAATAGGTGATCCGCATTTTCAAACTGATAATATTTCAGAGGTAACTATGTTTATGGATAAGATAGAAGAGTTGGCTAAAAAGGAAAGTCCCGATTTTATTGTGATTTTAGGCGATCTTTTACATACCCATGAGCGTATACACACAATACCTTTAAACAAAGCTTATGAATTCATTGAGCGAATGCGTAATATAGCCAAGACCTTTGTTCTTGTTGGAAATCATGATATGATAAATAATAGTGTGTATCTTAATAATAATCATTGGATGAATGGTTTAAAACATTGGAAAGATGTGGAAATTGTTGATAAAGTTGTTTATTCCCTTATGGATGGTATGGAATTCTTTTTTCTTCCCTATGTTCCACCGGGTAGGTTTCAAGAGGCTTTAAATAGCACTGGGCAGGATTGGAAAAAGGCCGATTGTATTTTTGCCCACCAGGAGTTCTATGGGTGTAAAATGGGTGCTATTGTATCTGTAGAAGGTGATAAATGGCCTGAAAATTATCCCTATATTGTGTCTGGTCATATACATAGTAGACAGCAGATAGGGAAAAATGTGTATTATTGTGGGGCGTCGATGCAACATGCGTTTGGAGAGAGTGAAAGAAATGTTATAGCTATTTTGAGTTGGGAAAAGAAAGGAGAGCCTTATGTGTTAAATGAAGTAGAGTTGGATTTGCCGAGAAAGAAGATTATTTATACAGATGTAGAGGCTGTTCGAGAATATAAAATAACGGATACGAAGGATAAGATTAAAATAACGATATCTGGTGTGTATGATGAGTTTAAGGCGTTTAAGAAGACGGAAAAGTATAGGGAGTTGGTGAAAAGTGGTACAAAGGTGGTTTTTAAGCCTAAGAAAATAGCTAAAAAGGAGGAAGAGGAGGAAAAAAGTCCAGAGATGGCTAAAGTTGTGGATGAAAGTGATTTTAATAGGATATTGTTAGGTCTGGTAAATAAGGAGAAGAATCCATTTTTGTATGGGGTGTTTGAGTTGGTGGTGAATAGTAAAACTGTTAAAGAAGAAGATATTTTGTTTTTGTAAAAAAAATGTAAATTTACTATATTATAATAAATGTATGGTCAAAGAAATAATGTGACAATGTTAAATGAACTTCCCGAATTAGAAGATTTAGAAGGTGTTGGAGATTCGAGAAATCAAGATATGAAGGGAGGACCTACCGACTACCAGAAATATATCCGAAATTCTCATACTATGATGTCGCAGTCTGGAATGAATCGTATGGATATGGATCAGGAGCCTCCTTTTCCTCAACCTCAAGCTCCTCCTCAGCCGCCTCAACCTCCTCTTCGTCCTGTTCCAGAGGTGCATATGACATATAATTGTATTGATATAGCTAGGCATATACAGGATTGTCCTATATGTTCTAGATTTTACAATAATGATAAGACTGTATATATTATAATAATAATTGTATTATCTTTGATATGTCTATTGTTATTGAAGAAGGTTTTGAATGTGTAAAGGACTCCGTAAAAACTGCGTATTAAAAAAACGTTTTAATCGTTATAAATGAGTGAAGAAGAGTATGATACGATGGTTCTTTCAGCGGGTGGAATAAAAGGACTTTTTCTATTAGGTGGCATACAAGCTGTGATAGATAATAATCTATATAAAAATATAGATAAATATGTAGGAACTTCTATTGGGTGTATAATAGGATATCTTTTAGCTATAGGTTATACACCTATTGAGATAATGGTTTCATTTTATACTAATCACTGGTTAGAAAAGATGCAGAGTTTTAATCTTGTATCTATGATTAATGGGAATGGAGCTACTAGTTTTACACCTTTACATGAAGCTTTAGAAAAGATGACTTTACAGAAGATTGGAAGATTTTTAACGTTGGGAAAGTTAAGAGAAATATATGGTAAGACGCTTATCTGTGTGACGTATAATATGACAGTGTGTATGACGGAATATATTGGGCCAGATAATTATCCTGATTTGCCTTGTTTAACGGCGTTACGAATGAGTTCTAATCTTCCGTTAATATTCGATAGGTTTAAGTATATGGATAATTATTATATAGATGGTGCTTTTTCGGATAATTTTCCTATTTTAAAGGGGCAAGAAATCGGAAAAAAAGTATTGGGAATATTTGTAAAAATAAACGAAAAAAGTCTTCAAGATGACCCTGAAGATGGTATAATAAGTTATTTTCTTCGTCTTTTACAGATTCCCATGGCTCAGTCAACAAAGGATAAAAATAATCTTGCGACCGAAAAGTGTGATTTAATAGGCATAGATACAGATATGAGAAATTTCGTAGACTTTGATATAAAGTCTAAAATGAGATTAGATATGTTTTCCAAAGGATATGAAAATGTAAAAAATTATTTTAATAAGAGTAATAAAAATGGCTTATGATGAGAATGATGCGAGTTATTGGAATGATCCGTATGATTCGGATGATTCGAAACGTGATCATCTTGATCTAAGGGATAAAAACCTCTTTAAAGAGTTAGTTAAGATCATAATGGATACAAATACAAAATATGATAAATATCTTATATTAGATAAATGGGAAAAGTTAAAAATTAATGAAAGATCTTTCATAGACAAACTAGGACGAGAGAATCCTGATGTAGAATTTTCATCTTTAGAAGAATATCTTTTAGCTTACATACTCAAAACGGAAATAGCAGAACTAGCAAAAATAGAAAGAAGGCATGGTTACCTTTCAGTAGAGGAGTTTAATCGCAAAGAAAAACTTACACGTAAATTAAGGGATATTTTAGTTACATTGCTTACTTTTATTGGTGTTCAAGAAGTAAAAGATATCACAGATCTTGAAAAAAATCCTGGCTTTATTAACAAAATTAACGCCATCCCTAATGATATAAGAGTAGATGATGTAATTAGGCGGATTTATGATAATACGGTGTTGCCTAATTTAGAAGATGCCATTAAAAATACAATAAAGGTTGTATATATGGTTATCAGAAAAGCTAAGTTACCAGATCCAGGACGTGATGTAAAACGTGAAATAGCTAAATATTTAGGAACATTTACATTTTCTAGAAAGTCGGCTAGAAAGCCTAGAAAGTCGGCTAGAAAGCCTAGAAAGTCGGCTAGAAAGTCCGCTAGAAAG